ATAAGCTCCTTGTCCTACACCACTTGCTAACGAATCTGATAATATTTTACTTAATGGCATTATGCTACCTTCCATATATTTGCATCTGTGTAAACTTCTGTACCTAATCCTGCATGAACACCCATTCCATTAGTTGCTCTGGCAGATGATGATTTTGATTGTAGTTCAAAAACTTTTTGAGCTGATATAGTAAAACGACCACTTACAATACTATGTGTATTTTGACCATAAGTTGCATGAGCCATACTACTATTACCTAGTAATACATCGGAAGCATCTGTAGTGTTATATAATTTTGTTTGATGTTTAGTACAAGCATAACCTAATCCATAGGCATAAATATAATAAGTACCACTTGGCAAAGTTATTTGATTTGAGCTTAAAGATGCACTTGTTATTTCATTTGTCATTACTGTATTAAGAGTTCTTGTATTCCAAGCACTTGTAGACATACTACCACTTCCACCACCACTGCTTTCTTCTTGCCTTACATGTAACAATGCTGTTTCATATGCACCACCACTTGGAGTTGCAAAAGTATTATCACCTCGTAAAAATGTTGTACTGTTTTTTGTACCTGTGGCTGATAATTCCCCTACACCTACACTACCACTAGCAGGATTTATTGTACCTACTGCTCTACCTAAATATACACAGTACATATCATCTGAGCTTGTAGTTGCGGCTGTAAGTGTTAATGCAGTACCAGATGCACTATATGCATACGTTGGCTCTTGTCTTACATTGTTAATAAATAAAGCTATATCATTTGCACTTGTTACTGAATTAGCTAGAGTATAAGAAGTTGTTGCACTTGTTGTAAAATCTTGTTTTGCAAGTGCTACTGATGATGTAGTAGGTGAAGATCCGAGATAAGGCATTAGGTTATCTCCATAATTGACAATGCAACATCTAATGCCGTTGCGGCACTTGCTTGTGCTTTAATAACATCAGTTGTTTGCACGACAACTTTTTGTCCTCCAAACACCTCAAGTGTAGTATTAGCAGGTATATCTACTCCTTTTAGCAAAAAGACATCTGCATTTGTTTCTGTATCAGAAGTATTACTTACTAATTGTACATCTGCAGTTATTGCATTAGTTGTTTTATTGCTTAATGCCATACCTAATACAACTGTACTTGTGCTCGAAGGCACAGTATATATTGTATCTAAAGAACTATTGCTTACACTTGCTTTTGTTTTTACTTTAAATGTATTTGCCATATTGTTTCCTATATTAACCTAAAGCTATAGCTAATGCAACAGGGTCAGGTGCTGTGTTAGTTATTGTTACTGTATCTGTTGCACTTACTGATACTTGCATATTAGTACCTGCTGTTAGTGTAAGTGTATTTCCATCTTCTATTGTTTGTGATGTGGAGCCATCTGTGATTGTAAAACTGTTAAAATTACCTGTTCCATCTGCTCCTGCCGCACCTGTTGCACCTGTTGCACCTTGTGGTATTCCAAGTGATAACACGCCTGTTGTAGAATTATAAGAACCTGTAGCTGATGCTCCGGCTGATAATGTGCTTACTGTTACACCACCTGAAATAGGTTGTGAACTTACAGAAACATTACCTGAACTATCAAAAGATAATATTTTATCTGCTCTTGTTGTTGGTATTGTTAATGTACCACTAGCACTATGATCATCTAGTCTAATTGTTCTATCTAATTTATCATTGTGCTCGGCAAATATTGCTATATTTTTATCTAATTCTGTATTTAATGCAGTAACATCAAATGCTCCGTTTACAGGAAAATCAGTTGTTCTTTCTATATCTATTTCTCGTATAATAACAATTTTTTGTCCTGCAGTATGACCACTACCAAATGTAATAGTTGCACCCGTACCAAACTCATACGCACTATCGCTAGACGAATTAGTTGCTGTTACTTTATATGTTGTTGTAGTAGTAGGATTAGCATTGTATGTAGCTAAAGAACCATCTACATATACTTTTAAATCAGCAATAGCAAAAAATTCAAACGTAATAGTATATGTTGTTTGACTTGCTGTTGCAGTAAAACTATGTCTAGGTGTATTTTGTGCTGACACTAATGTCATTATATACCTCTTATTCCATCATATATGTTTTCAATCATATTACCTATAATGTAAGTATTTGACAATGGTAGTAGTCTTTTTATTGTGTCGTGTTTTTCTTCATTAGTAAAATCACTACCACCTAATGCTCTTGATAACTCATAAATTGCGGCAGGACCTGCTCCTATAATACTTGTAAAAGCGTCGTGTTCGTCAGCATCACCAAATCGTGGCTCTACCCCTAACATAGGTCTTAGTCCTACAGATTGTCCTGTAATACCACCACTCATTGTTTCCATTGTAAAATTAAGATCACCAAGTAATGCCATAGTACCTGACAGTTCTACACCTCTAATAATTTTTTCAGTTGTTTCTTTGTTTTCCCAATATTGTGGATTTTTTGCCCAATCTGCAAACATACCTAAACCAATCATTGTACTCATTCCTGCCCACATATTTGCTCCTGCCTCTCTACCTTGTGTTGCAGATATTAAAACTTTACCATTTGCACCAAACGCCCAAGAATAAAATTGTGTTAATAACTGTAATGGTGCAGAATTTATTTTTACTCCAAACTCTGTTCGATCTACTTTACCTACAGAAATTATTTCTATAAATTTTCTAAACAATTTATTTTCAAATAATTGTGTAATACCTTCATCATTTATTCTAATAACACCACTCATCATATTTGGAGCATCACCTGCAGTAGGTGTTACTATCGCTCTATCTACATCTGTTTTTATGGCTTTAGATAATACATCTCTTGCTACAATACCACCATCATATTTATGCCACTCTGTCATATTTGCAAGCAACCCGGGTAAGTTAGGGTCATCAGTTTTTATTTTTTCTATAGGCATACGAGCAATTACTTTAGCCATATCTTTATTTATACCATATGACAAAAGACGATCTTGTTCTGCTTTAGATAATTTACCTTTACTCCATTTTATACTATCTTCTAAAAATCTATGTATAGAAATCATACTATTAAATGTTTTGTAGTAATATGTCATAGGTTGCAAACCATTAAATGTAAAGAAATACTCCTGTGCTCTCTCTGCATATTGTCCAAAATATTTATCAAAAATTCTACCAGACCTTGTAGCATCAAGAGTAATGCCACCTTCATAAACATATCTATTAGTCATAGCTACAGCTAATTCTTGAAATGGAGCAAAATATCTTATGTCTTTTAAATTAGACTTGGCAAATCCATTTTGTGCGTCAAATAAGTTATTCAAACCCATTCTAAATGTTTTTTGAAAACCATTAACCATAACAGGGCGACCTGCTTCAGGTAAAGCCGATAAGGCAACTTTACCCATATATGCAAGACTAATCATATTTCGTAGTGCTACAACTCCACGAGCAGTAAGAGCAGTAGGGTCGGCACTATAAAATGTACCTAATAACTTATCTTTTTCATCTTGAAACGAATTCATTACTTTGTTTATTTCTGTTTTATCCATACCTGCTCTTAACATTTTTATTTCTAAATGATTAAGAAAATCTTTCATATGTGTATCACCATATTTTCTAGTAAATTCTATTGCACCTCCCATTCTTTGCGAATAACTTCTCATTACAAAGTTAATATCAGTTTCTACAAATGGTGCAAACTCGGAAGGTGGTATATCTGTTTCTCGTGCTAATAAATTTTTAGAACCTATTTTGCCTGCACCTGTATATGTTCTATCTATATTGTTAATACCTTCTATATCTTGAAACTTCGATTGTGTTTCTAAAATATATGTATGCCGTCTTTCTACTTCTGCTCTAATAATTTCTTGACGTTCATTAGCAGGTACATCATCACCTTCAAATTTACTTATGTTAAACCCTTTATCAGGATATCCTTCTTCTCTTAGTCTTGCTCTTGTAGTTATATACTTGCTTCCTGGAAAAGGTGCTTGTTCTATCATTTCTTCTACATTTCTTTGCAACATATCTTTTAATGCAGTTTCATTTTTTTTTACTTTTTCGTGATTAAATACTAATGGCATATAATCTTCTATTGTAGATTCTTTGTTTGGTAAATTAGGAATATCTCTTTGTGCAAAATTAATATCTCGTTCTAATTCTAATTTTTTTTTTACTTGTGCTTTTTGTGTTGCAGACAATGAATTTATAATTTCTGATTTTTCTGTCATAAATGCCATAGGATCTGATCTTACACCTGCTGTAAAATATTCTTGCCTTTTTTCTGCAAGAAAATCATCTATTTCTTTTTTTAATGTTTGCCCTAAATCTTTATCTATTTCACTTCTAGCAAACTCAAACTTTCTTAATAATTGTGTTTGTGCACCTTGTGTAGCAAACATACCAAGTCTACTTGCTTCTTTATTATAAAATTTAAAAAATTGGTCTACTTCTTTTAACGAATTAACTACAGCTTTTTTTTCTTCACCTGTTAGTCTTGTTAAAATAGATTTATCTAATCTGGCTTCACCTACTAACTCAAAAAATTCTACTTTACTTAAATTACGAGGTGTTGCAGTTTTATTTCTTGCAAAAAAATTACCTACTTTTTTTACGGTATTTTTTGTAGCAATAACAAAACCTTTACCTCTTCTTTGCATATTAGACATAGACTCATCAAAACCATATAGTCTATGAAACTCATCTTCTATTTTAGCAATATGTTGTAAATATCTTGCAAAATGTTTTACAGATAAATCCATAGCAATAGAACTTGGACTATGTACTCCTAATCTATTAGCTTCTAATATAGTCCCGTGATTGCCTGTTATTTCATATAATTTTCTTGCATAATAACTTTTGTCATCATCATTAATTTTTTTATTATTATATATATTTTCTAATCCTCTTCTTAATGGACTTGCTTTTTCTAATGTGCCTAATAAGACACCAACATCTGTTTTATAATTTGCATTTACAGGTTTTTGCACATAATCTATTGTCCACTCTGTTAATGCTTTTTGATATGCAATATCTGATTTAAATTGTTTGGTTTTTGGTCTATATACTTTTTCGCCTATTGCTCTAACAGCATTAAAATGAAACCAATCTTCTTCTGTTTTTAACATACCTTCAGGTAATTTTACTTTAAGTTTTCTAAATTGATCTAAATATAATTTGTTTATCCATTGTCCTTTGGCTACTCTTTCATCAAAATTAAGAATGTTTGCTTTTACATCATAGTCTGCAACTTTAGAAAATGTTGCTATATCTTTTTCGTATTTAACAAGATCATCTGTTTGATTAAGTAAACCTTTTATTTGCTCTTTAGTATATATTGTATTATTACTATCTAAATCTAAATTACTACGAACATTTATTTTAGCACGGCGTTTACCTTTTTTTGTTAAATTTTTACCGGGATTATTAAAACCTTTTTTGCCTTCCATTTTTTTAAAAACAATACCTGATACAGCATTTGTTGGGTCAAGATCAAAAGTTGTTTCTCCAACATTAAATTTTACAGTAGCTTGATTATATTTTTCATTATATTTTTCTAAGTGCTCTGTCAGCGATTTGCCATTAAAAGATTTAGCATATGCATCTTCAGGCATAGTTTTCTTTAATGCACCGACAGCACTACCTAAAGCACCACCAAACAACATACTATATCCAACAGTAGCTACACCTTCACTTTTAGTCATTGTAGGATCAAGATTATATCTAAGGTATTGGTTAGGCACTTCTGCCGCTCCTATCTGTCCTGCTGTTCTCATAAAATTTTTTACAAGACCAACGCCCTTAACGCCGAATATAGGTATTAAAACTACAGGATCAATAATACCTGCACCTAAATGAGTAAAAAAACCTGCATCTGCTGTTCTTTCTCTACGTGCAGTATTTCTATCAATTTGATCTTTTATTATTTGTGTATGTATTGAATTTTTAGATTCTATAAATTGTTTGTAATTTGGCTCATAACCTTCTATGTCCATCATTGGTTCATAGTTAGGATCAAAATCTCCTGTTTCTCTACCAAACTTATATTTATCTACAAGTTGACCAACTGTATTTAACATAAACAAATCTACAAAATCACCTCTAAATGATTGATCATCTTGTGGTCTATGTATAAGAGTCTTAGGTTGAGCAACATCATCTAGTATTATAGATTCAGCAGTTTGTGAACCTAAATAACTTTTTTGTTCTGGATTTGGTAATTGTTCGGCACTTTCATATACATCTTTACTCATTTAATACACTCACAAAATCATTAAATGTTTCTATTTGTTCACGCAATGCACCACCCATATTTATTCTTTCTGCAACTTCTACTTTTTGTTCTATAGAAAGATCACTGTATTCATATTTATTTCTTGTACTTGTTCCCATTATTGCATTATTTGCATCATCACTAGCAACTTCATTATCTTTTAGTTTTCTAAATACATTAAAAGGATTAATTATAAGTGGACCATCTTGCCCTATTCCTGTTAAAGATAAGCCACCATTAATACCTGTGTCATCTATCATATGTACAGTATATCTTTCAAGAAGTGGTGATTCAGGTGATGTAAATCTTCCTTGTTCAGATAATGGTATAACATATATAACATCCTTAATATCTTTCCATTTTCTTGGTTTTTCGCCTTTTGGTACTGTATCTAAGTATGCTCTATACATTAGAGCGTCTATATGTTTTGTTGTTGTTTCTCCTGTATTTGGATCAATTAATTTATGATTTTCTATTGGATATTTAACTAATTGAGATTTAGTTGTATCTCCACTATTGGGTCCAAATAATGGTTTTGTATATTTGCTTACACCTATTTGCCCTGTACCTGCAAATCTAATTAGTGTATCTTTTGCTATTTCTTTTAAATCACTTAATGAAGCATCTGGTCGTATTTTAGCTGATACAAATGTAGCTGTTTTAATATCATTAATAATTGATTGTGAGAAGGCATCATCTTCTATTAAGTTACCACCAAACCTACCTTCTGCAATTCCAAGTCCAAATCTATTTGTAATTCCATCTACATCAAATATTGCTTTTTCTGCCGCTTCTTTTGCCCGTTGTTTAATAAGTGGTAGTTTCTCTCCTGTAGCCGTTGATAACTGTTTTAATCTTTCTTCTACTGTAGGTAAATCAAATACTGTTGCATCAAGTGGTATACCTATGTTTGTAAGTGCATCTACTTTGTCTATAAATTTTAAAGCGTTTTCACTAAGATCAAGTCTACGAAATGTATTATCTTCAACACCCATTGAAACATCTCTATTTATAATTGTTTCAAGGACTTGTAAATTTCTATTTTGAAATATTTCTTTATCAATTCTTTTTTTGTAAACATTTGGAAAAAATCCAACTTTTTCAAACATTCGCAAGTGCATTACATTTGTTGGATCAAAATCGTAATTACCATTCAAAGTAAAACTTGGATCATTATTTTGTATTATTTTTTCTATTGTCTTAAGACCTTTAATTTGATTTGAAGGTTTTCCATTAAATAAACTTTCTAATGCAGAAGAGTTGTATGTGCTTTCCTGAACTTGGTTTGGTGTAAGTGCTGATAATTGTGATGCAAATAAACTAGACTCATCATCTTCTATTAATGCATTTAGTGCCGCAACTCGTCCTGTAATATGTTTGTTAAAGGCTTTAATTGTACTTGGTCGTAGTTCACCAAGATCATTATTAAATTGTTCTAAAGTTATAGTCATATCAGGTTCTTTAGCATCTGCGTTAGAATAAAACTTTACAGGTTGTCCTTTTAACAAAGATTGCATTGCTATCATATTATGCAAATATGCTTTTTGTCCTTTAACTGTTTGTCCATTTAAATCCATAGGATTTATTAAGTTTCCATACTTCTCATAAAAAGTTAATAATGATTTATTTGCTTCAAGATTTCTTTTTGCAAACTTTGCTCCATAAGGAGAAGTTTTTTCCATTGTTTCTAAATTGTTAGTTTGCTCTAAAATATATTGTTTAGCTTTATTATACGAATTAGATTGAAGTGCTAGACCAATCTTTTGTGCAAACATATTGTCCATTTCTTCAGCTTCAGCACTATTCTTTTCTACTTGTAATTTTTGATGGTAAGCATCAATACTATTAGAGTGTTGTGCTTGTATTTCCTGCATAGTAATATCAAGTATTGGCTTATATGTACTTGGCAGTTGTTCTGCATATGCTTCAACGATTGGTGTCATTAATCCATTAAAGTCATCAGATGTACCGCCTATGTCGTATTTTATTTTATTAGCAATATTCATTGCTTCTTTATCTAATTCTAAACCAATTTGTGCTTTTGCTTTTGATATAGCAAAACGATCAAATAATTTAACTGCTTCGTCTGTAAAGAACAATGGTCTATTTATAGGTTTAGGTCTTTTAATATTTTGAATTTTGCCATCATCATCTTGTATTTCTACTTCTTCAAATTCAACAGCAAAATCATCTACAGCAGACTTTGCTCTTGCTTTATCAACTTCTTTACCAACACCTGCAATACTTTGTACAAGTTTAGCTTCTGAATCTCTTTCAAGAGCGGCCGCTTCCCCAAGTGCTCTTGATATCGCTCTACCACCAGATTGGTCAACAACTCTAATCTGTGGTGCATATTGTGTCTGTCTTTTGTATTCTTCAGCCATTTTTAAAATGTGCCTGTTTTACTAAAATTATAAGCATTCATTCCAAATCCTATTGCTTCTCCTACAGCATCTCCTGCTGATGCCCAAAGTCTTGTTCGTCTAGCAGATAGCTGTGCTTGTCCTCTTATACCTGCCGCTTGACCTTCCATAACAGCTTGTCTTGCTCCAAGCATAGCATTATTAGCTCGTTCCATTCCCATTAGTCTAGCATTATTAACATCTTTACTTGTTGCCTTTTTATTTGCTTGTAAAAAAGCACCATAACTTGGTGCATTAATTTCTACACCACTAGCACCAAATGCCGCTAAGTTTCTTTTTTTAAGTTTTTGTGCTTGCTCTTTTATATCATTTGCTCTTTGTTGTGCCGCTAGCATTTCTGCTTTTGCTTGTTCTTCGTATTGCTTTTTCTTTTCCATAGCCATACGTTGCTCCATTTCCATTTGAGCTTTTATATACTTAGATTCATCACTAAATAAGTTACCAAAAAAACCTAATATTGCACCACACATTAGTAATATACCTCCGAAGTTATTGCTACTATTCGCATAGGTACAGGAACAGTTTGTGAAATTGTTACATTAGGTGTTTGTGAATAACCAAGTGTATGTATATCTTTTTTCCCTGTAAATCCTACCATTTGTAATCCATTATCATTAAGCAATACATCATTTCCATTTACTTGTAAATTATACGTTTTAGATAATTCTAATATAGTTTTTCCTATTTTCCTAGGCAATCCATATGTAGATCCTAATCCTCTTACAGGTTGTACTGAATCCATTGGTAATGTTTCTATTTCTACTGTATATGTTAATCCTATATCACAGGCAGTTGCAGGTAAGTCAAAGTTTGCCACACCTCCTGCACTTACTATTGATGAGCCATAGTATCGTATATCATCATCTTCATTAGAACCTGATGTAGCGTGAACTGTTTTTCCTGTTAAATCTGGATTTGTATCTAATCCTGTAAATACTCTACTTGTTGTAAATTCTATTGTTGCATTATTAGATGCTGATACAGCTTGATCAATAATAACTATATATTCCCCTGACACACCTGTAGCATTAACACTTTGTATAGTGTATTCTGTTGATCCTGATGCTATTTTAAATTTTTCTCCTGATGTTGGTGCATTACTAAATCCATCTAGTGTAAGTTGTTTAGATGATGTAAAAGCACCATTAACCAATACTGTCCCGTGTGGTTGATAAGAAGTACTTATAGTTTTACTTACAGAACAATCTGTAGGCAAAGCATATTGTGAATTAGCTATTTGCTCTAAATAATATTTTGTTGCACCATCAATCGTTCTTTTTACAACAACATATAAAAATGATGTTGTTCCGGCTGTTGACTCAAAATTTCCATCAGTTTCCCAAACTACCCATCCTGCTAGTTTTTCCTGACGTTGTGCAGAAAATACGCCAAGTGTTCCATTATCATTAGCAAAGATAATCATTTGTTCTGTTTTCTTACCTGTTGATTTTATAATACCTGTGTCTGTAGGATTAGACACAGCTTGTGGTGAAAGAAATGTAATAACAGTAGGAACATAATCTTCTGTTGCTGTATTATAAAAAAACTCTCTTACTGTTTTTCCGTTTGGTTGTATAAAAATTGCCGCACCATCAAACAATCGTGGCATACACGTTTGTGTACAACCTAAACTACTTTGTCTTTCTATTCGTATATCTGAAGGCGTAAGTGGTCTACCTGTCTGTGGTTTTAAATAAAACTCACCCGTGCTTGTAAATATTTCTAAATGTTTACCTGCTATAATATGTCGTATTTCATTAATTTGATCTGATGCAATCGATATTTGTATAGAGTCAGTATCTTCACCTTCACCTACACTAAAATTAAAAAAGTCTGCTGTTTTACTACTTGCTATAAAATCACTTATTGCTCCACCTGCAAAAAATAATCTTTGTTGATGAAACTTACACGTTGTAGGGAAACCATTTACATTACTATAGACTTGTTCATCCCACGCTCGTGTTGGAGGATGTGCAATAATTTTAACATTGGTTCCACCACCATCTCCAGAATCTCCTCCTGTATCACTTGCGTCAGCCTCGAATGTATATCTATCGTCATCTAATACTGTTATAGTTTTACTACCATTAAGATTTGCCGCAGTTATGCCAACACCATCTTCATTTAAAATAGCTTCAGCACCTTCAACTTCTATTGTAGCACTACTTGTAAATCCGTGTTGTGGATGCAAAACAGTTACTGTGCTATCTCCTTCTTCTGCTTTAAATGGGTCGTCATCAAGTTCAATTTTTACATCTGCTTGTAATCTTCCTCGCATAACTGTAGCAGAAGTATATGTATCTAATAGTATTTCAATACCGTGATATCGTATAGTTTTATTTACATAGTTTGACGTCCAATACGAACTACTTGCTGTAACTATAACATATGAATCAACTGTGCCTGTACCACTTGTTGATGTACCATCTCCAGTTGCTGTAAACTGAACACCTACAGTATTTGCGGAAGCACCTAATGCTGTAAAATCAGTAGTTCCAACAGTTTTAATTACATATGTAGTTCCTGTTAATATATTTTCTGCAGTAATATCATCTGCACTTTTTGCAGTAGAATCTATATCAATAGTAATATTATCATCTGCAAACTTAAAATATGGTTGAAATATTTGCTCACCATTTGTTGACGTTTTAAAAGCAAAGTCTTCTTTAGTGAAAGTAGTAGCTCCTGTTCTTTTAATAATTGTTGGTGCAAAATTTTTATGTGTAACAACCATTGTGTCAGCTTGCTGTGTATATGTAAATTCAAATAACTCTGCTGTTACCCAAGAACAACCTGTTATAGTTTGTAGTAATACGCCTGCTGTACTAAATATTAATAGTTTTGTATTTTGGAATCCTAATATATATTCCTGATTTTCATTAAATATAAATGGTTCTATTCTAGTCTGTTCTCCTAAATCATATCTAAATAATGTACCTTGCCTTCTTTCTACCGGACCTTGATTTAAAACAAAAACATTTCTTGCTTTTTTAAGTGCTTGTTGAAAAGCACCTAAATCTGTTCTGGCAATAAGCGTTTCGTCAACTTCACCACGAGTAAAACTATTTTGGTGTACTCTTTGTGTTGCCATTCATTAACTACTGCTACTTGGTAAAACTGCTCTAATACCATCTGCAGTACCTCTGTTTCTAACTTCTATTAATAAACTTGTATTTAGTTTTCTAGTTGTTTGTGTTTGTGATTCCATACTTCGAGCAACTACTAATTGTTGTCTTGCTCTTTTTTCGTATAGAAGTGATAATTGATCGTTCCTTGCTATTGCTCCTGCAAATAAACTAGCAAGTTCAAACACAACCGATTGTGTAAAATAATCTGGAAACTCTGTTTCGTGTGGCTGATATGTATAATGACATATAACTACATCACTTGAACTTGTGTTTGTAAACAATTCTTCTCCATATCTATCAAAAACTATTACATTATCTGATACTGTAACTGTATGTATTAGTATAGCATCATTAGGAATTTGATATGCTGAATCCCATTTATCTAAAGGGTCTGTAGAAAGTTTTGAAAGTTGTTGTTGTTTTGATGCAAATCGCCATCTTGCTTTTGTAAGTAATGCTCTTAGTGTTGTTTCATATAATTGATTTGCCACCTTACTTTCAACTGTATTATCAGTAAATGATGCAATAGTATTTGCACCTATTAAAACTAAACCTTGATTACATATATCTATTTTACTTACCATAATTTAAATATCGGGGGAGTTGCCTCCCCCAATATCCTATGTACCATTAATAGTTGTTACAGTAGCCGCCGCTGTTGCACTTGATACAACAATGACATCTACTGTTCTTGTGCCACCAGTTGACCCAACAGCTATGATTACATCATTCTGTTTAAGCTGATTGGTAGCATTATTAAAATATCCAGATCCTATAATAGTACTTACAGCATCTGTAGAGTTGTAGAGATAAACATTTTGATCTCCACCACCTGCAATCTTTTTTAA